GAGCTGTATCTTGATCTTTGTAACGATTGCGAATAAGTTCCAGAGCCGTTGTTAAATTAGACTCTGGAGTATTCTTTGGACTGTGTATAAACTCATTTAAGCGCACGATTATCTAAGTTCGCGGCCAAGTTCTTCTGCACCACCAACTGCGGCATCACTAGCACCAAAACCGTCAGTTTCGTCTTGATCTAGATCACTTGCTGGAGGTGCTGGTAATTCTGTATCACCACCACTTAGATCATCACCAGGCATTGCCATTGGGTTGTCAACTTGTTCACCTGATAAAATTCTTACACCGTTGTCAACACCTTCACGTGCTGATTGTAGGTTTTGCATTAGAGTTGCCAATGTTTCACCTACTGCGTTTTTAAAGCCTTCTGCTTGTTCTTGACCAATTTGATCACGAATGCTGTCTAACAGTTCAGGTAGTTGCTCATTTTGCATTTTACCTACTTTTTCAATGGCATCTTGGACTGAGTCTACCATGTTCTTGGCAGCTAGTAAAACTTCAGCATTGCCAACTTCACCTTCGTTTAGTTGTGTGCGTTGTTCTTCTAACCAAGTGTTGATGCTTTCACGTACAGCTAATAATTCCATATAACGTGGATTCTTTTCTGCTGTGTGTAGGTCTACACTGTGGCGGATTTTGTTTAAGTTAGCTGAGATAGTTTCGCTTAAAGATTCTGCTTTTTCAACAGTTAAACTGTCAAAATTAATAGCAAAACCAAAACGGCTTTCCATTAATTTATTATATTTTTTGGCTGATTTAACTGCCATTTCTGATAATTTCATGGTCTGATTCCTATTTAGACTTTAATATATTTAGCCAGATCTAGATTTTTCTTAATTTCTTTTTTAGTCGTATCAATGCGTTGCATGATTTCCAAATAGCGTGTTGAGTAGTATTCTTCAGCCCAACTGTCACCTTTGGCTTGGGCTTTTTTATAGCGTAAACGATATATAGCGGCATCAAATTCCAGCTTGTTTAATAGACTATCGCTGTCTTTGATATCATTAGCTAATTGTAGCTTTTGTTTATGCAGAGCTATACAGTAAAATATAGCATCTTTACGATTAAAAAAGTCAAAAATCTGTGCAGTATTGTCCATAACACGCCAGCATTTGTCATTGATTTTAATCACACGATATCGACCCACAAGAACATCACTGCCTATCTGATAGCAAAAGGGCAGGTCTTCATTGGTCTGTGCTAGGGTAGATAATTCTGTTTGAGTAAACCGACGTATCTTCTCTACATCAAACTCAACTGGTGCGTTTTTTGTAATAGATTTTACCGGCTTCATTGGTTCGAAGTAGTACGTCTTTGTTAGTTAGATGATTAGCTAATAACTGTTCACGTTCATTGAGATGACTTTTTGCGATAGGAGTATCACCAATGAAACGTTCTAGCAATTCTTTCTCTTCGTTGGTAATAGGCAATAGTACTTTATTGGTTAATTCTATGATCTTCATGCAAGTATTTATTACTTGAACACGATGTGGGCTAGTAAACCTAATAGTCCAGTTAGGACAACACTTAAGATGGTGACGATGATGCTGACAGACTGTTTACCTCTGCCTTCTAGTTTGTCGTCTAGGCTTTCCTTGATGCCAACTAGGTAGCCTTCAAGTTTATCCATACGATGTTCTAGGTTAGATAGTTTAGTTTCCAAGTTGCTGTACCTTACGGCACATATCTCAACGTGGGCTTCTAAGCTCTGTTTCTCAATTTCTGATGGATGTGGCATCTCGCTTTCCTGTATGAGCGATGCTGTTTTTGATGAGCCTTAATAGTGTGCCTTAATATGTGCCTTAATGAATGCCTATAGCATCTAAAGTATTTAGTTAGGTGGTGACTTGATTAAAGTATACGTTTTTCCATGGACCTGATGTGTAAAATATTGGCAGTTCAGGACTAGCAGTTTCTGAGAGATTCAATATTATTGGAGTTATCTTAAAATCACTTTTTAATAACCCATAGGCGTCCGCGCCATCTCTATAGATTTCAGCGTAGTCAACTGCGAATTTAAAAGTCCATATCTTATGCTGTCCAGTATAATTAATACCAAAATTTGGACTGTGATTTTTAACGTCGTCTTGGAAAATCTCTGTGAATAGTATTTCAGTTTGTGTACGCAAGCTGAGTGTTTGTAATACCGTTTCCCAATTACGTTGTTGATTACGAGCAAGTTCACGTTCAGGCGAGTATGTCGTCTGTCCAGTTGGTGTAATGTCTACCAGAGTATAGCCTTGATAAATGTATCTTTGATCGTTCACTAGCTATTTATAGTGAATAAAAAAGGCGTTATAAAAACGCCTTTTTTAAGTTTTGTTGCTTTGGCAAACTAATTAGATATTAGTATGTGAATGCTGCAACTGTTGTACCACTTACACCTGAACCGTTAACTGCTGTGTTGCAGTAACCTTGTAAGCTGTAAGAACCTGTTGTAGCTGCTGGAGCTGCACCAGAGATAGCAACACGGAAAGCGTTAGCACCACTGATAGTTGGATCACCTAATAATTCAATAGAACCAACTTGTTCAATCGCTTTAACTAATAGATCAAAGTTTGAACCAACTGCGTATGGGTTAACGCCAACGTTAGCTAGTGTAACTGTGTAGTGTGTTAAGGTACGACCTGTGATAGTTAAGTTACCGTTTAAACCGTCTGTTGGTTGTGGAAAACCATTGACACGTGTGATTGTTGTGTATGACATTTGTATTTCTCCTATAATTGTGCGCAGTGCGCATACTATTATTTAGCCAAAATACAAAAAGTTAAGTGACTAGATTATTTGTTTAGGAAGTTGATTCTGCTGAATGCTAGGCGATCTACCAGTTTAACAGCACCGCCATCATGCCCTATGGCTACAAAGCCTTCAGGAGCAGTCACGCGATAGCCATCAGCGGTTTTTTGGAATGTGCCAATGCTTTCTACTTGTTGTAGTTTGTGTAGCAACATGCCTTTAAGCTCTACTACACGTTTGTAGGTAGCTAGAATACCTATGAGATTGTTGCTGTTGTCAGCAATCCATTGTTCTTTGGCTTTGATCTTTTCTACACGATTTTTAGCCATGCGTGTCGTAGGATCCTCGACGCCTTTCATCATTTCATCATTGTAGTGTGCGATAAAATCTTTAAGAAATACCGTGGGTTCTACAGCATGGCTACCAGCACGTACCATCTTGTTGATAAATGGTTTAACCATGCGAGCAAACTCACGGTCTTGCAAGATGATGTCAAAGCGTTGCTGACCAATCTTATCCATGGTAGCTTTGGTAGCGGCTAGATACTTTTTAATCTTGGTATTTTCAGTGGGTGTTAAACTGGCAATACCTGTATAGTCTTTGTAGGTAGCATCATCAAACCATACGTTTTTGTTGTGTGTAAATCCAGTAATGTTGACACCAAACTGTGCTGTCATTTCTTCAATAGTATTACCAGTATATGTAGTGTGGAAGATGATACCCAACTGTGCGGCTGCGATACGTTCACCTAGGTGACTGTTGACTGGTACAGCATAGGTAATAGTGTTGGGTGTGAATACGTAACATTCTTCTTCATTGACTTCAACGCGAGTAACATCACCAGAAGTAAACATCAAGTCACCTTGTACAACTCCACCAATACCTAGTTTGCTGAGGTACTTTAATGCTATCGCTAGCTTGGCTGCTAGTTCAGGTTTGTCACTGTAGAATTTTTCAATGTCTTGTGGACGCTTACAAAGTTTAGGTTCACCTTTGGCAAACACTGATTTAGTACCTACGAAAAATTTACTGTCAGCGGGATCAATACCGCAGATGACTGCTGGGCTACCATCCCACTTGACTGTTAGTTTAGTTGTAGTGCCTGTGCCTTCTGCCAACATATGGCGTAGGCTTTCAATAAAATCTAGTGCTTCTACTGCACCAGCATAACCTTGATTAAAGATTAAATCTTCAACGTGCTCAAGATGGGTATTCTTGCTTTCTGTTAGCAAAAACTCTGCTGATTGTTTTTTTATTTCAAATAGTTTCATTAGTCTTCGTCTTTGAGCTTGCGTATACCGCGAGAGAATTTTGCAGGATCTTGTCCCTTGATAGCATTAAGGAGACGACGCTCAAGCTCACCAGCTTGCTCAGCTTCATAGTTTTCACGGATGTACTTGATTAGGTTAATAGCACCATTAATGATGTTATTAGCACGTGACTCTAGGAGGTTATCCTTGTCTTTGTGCGTGAGTAATTCGTCAAGCTCTGTAAGTATGCTACGGGTGCGTTTCTGCACAGTTTTCACTCCAATTTAGTATATTTATCGAATATTATAATAACTTATCCGCTAGTTCTGGGAATATTTTACGCCAATCAGTACCACGACGTTGATCACAACTATTTAAAAAATTAATTATAGATACACTATCTATATTATCTATAGCGAATATTCCAACTGCTGATAATTTTTGATGTTTAATCGGATCATTCACTCTGCTAGTATTAAAATTTTCATTAACCCATCTATCTATATTAATCATATTACTTTGATTCAACCAACTAATCGTGGTATTAATCGAGAACATACAATTAGCACTACAATTATCTATAAACCAATGTAAATTTTCTACAGTATTATTCCATTTAGCTGGATAGCGTTGGTATTCAAATCTTTCATTTAAGTCATCGATACTAAATCCTAGATGCACTAATTTAAATTCTGTCCAAAGATCTTGCAATTTTTCTGATGGTAATATAGTGCCATTGGTATCATAAACTATATGTACTTGAGATTTATCAGGTATCGCTTTTAAAAATTCCATATGCTCTTTACTAAGCAAAGGTTCACCGCCATTGAAATGGATATATCGTAGCTTGCTTAAATCTAAATCTTTCCATGCATGGTTAACTGTTTGTCTACGTTCTACTATAGGTATTTTTAATTCTTCTTTCCAAGCACTGCTGAATGATGGCTTACAAATTACACAGCGTAGATTGCAAACATCACCCACCCAATAATCTAAACGTACTAATTCAATATCAGTATTATCATAACCATTATCACGGTACCAATGATTACTACCTATACGTCTACTGCTATTTCCTATAGATTCTTCATGTTTACATATTAAACATCCTTGAGGGATATTTCCGCTGTCCCAATGCTTCCTTACAGCAGATAATGTATCATCATCAATGAAATTTATTATATCAGAAGTTGTTTGAATATCTTGTTGATATACACAACAAGGAGCGATACATACACTATCGTTGACGACTTGTATACTTAGATTTTTGTAAACGTCAATACACTTAGATGTCATTTGCTAATTTAGATACTTTCTACATGCTTCTAGCTCTGGAATATAGTCTGCTAGTTGAATATTTCTTGAACGATCTAATTTATCGTTAAATTCAAAGAATTTTCTTAGTATAGACAAATCACAGATATAATCATTTTGATAGTGATCAGAAATAGTATCTACTATTGATTTATTATCTCTAGCATCAGTATAATACATCTTAGTTTGTTTAATTCTATTCATCGATTCAACAACTAATTCAGGAGCAGGATGATTGAATATACGTATGCTTTGATCAGGCCAATATACTTGTTGTAGGAAAATAGTGCTATCTGGAAATTCTTGATCAGCAAATTCATACAATAAATGTAAATTTGTTAGATTCCAAATACTAGGAATAGCTTCGAGACTAACATAAAATCCAGCATCCTTTAATTTATGTATATTATCAATCATTCTAGACCAGTTAGACCCCCATCTGATATAATCATTGACACGATCGTAGCCATCAATGCTAACACTAAAATTCACATTTTTAAAGTTTTTAAATAAATCTATTAATTTGTCACTGACTTTTTGTGCGTTGGTATTTAACGTGATATCTAAATCAGTTCTCCCTAGTCTGACACACTTTTCTAAAAATTCATAAAATGCAGGAATTAATGTAGGTTCTCCACCTGTTGAATATATACGTGCCTCGGGCAATAAATTTTCTACATCAATATGGTCATAGTTTCCCCATACCCTGACTCTATCTTTAGGGATTTCTGAAGGAAGTATGTTTATTTTTTTATATTCTTTATCTATTAAATCACTATTATGTGGAGAACACATTCTACACTGTAGATTACACTTGTTGCTAGGTCTAACTTCATAAAAAACAGGACGATCAAATTTTTCTAAATCTTTCAATGATTGGATATTTAATTTAACTCCCCAATCCATAGATTCATGCACACGAGTACTGGTGAATCCTAATTCCTGTTCCTGATAACAAACCTCACATTTTTCATTATATTCACCAGCTAACATCTTGCGACGCACTTCAACAAAATCTGGATCAGTTTTCCAATCTTTAATATCTTTTAATTGTTTTACTTCTGCTCCAGGACCGCCCTTACTACAAAGATATACACTACCATATTCTTCTAATAGATGTATCCAAGGATAAAGGCAAAAACGTTTATTTGTTTCTAATAGTTCACTAAGGAAAATAATACTCTGAATTGAATCATTATTTCTAAACTCAGTAGCATAATTTAATTTTTCTAATTCTACCATTATCTTGTATGTTGATAATAAGATTTTCCAATGTGACCATTCTTCATAAGGTTGGTCGAGCAACTTGATCTGATCAAAATTTTTGGCTAATTCTACTATGCCACCAGAATAAACATCAACGATAGAAGTATGATAATATCCCACTGCGACAGGGATAAATTTTGAATCTGAGATTAAACCATGATTAGTTGTTTGATCTAAGTAAGCTAACTTAGAGGTTTCGGTATCTGTGATAGTAGAATTTGTTCCTATGCATAGTATTTTTTTATTAAACATCACTCTACCTTTTTGAGTCCAGCTAGCATTGATTTTAATTTACTGCTATCTACAGTTGCTTGGACTTTTGGAGTATCTTCTGAAGGTGTTACACTGCTACCTGTTTTGATTTGACTCAAGATATTAGTAGCGCCAACTCCACGTAAACCGCTTTCTTGCGCTTCTTCACCCGGGTCAGTAATGCGCAGTGTTTCTAAATCATACTCTAAGTCTACCTTTTGACCTACACCGCTTGAACTACGTGTTTTCATAAGTTGTAGTTGATAGCGACCACGCTCACGCATAGCACGACTTGTAAAGATACCAAACACATTATCTGCTGTGTTGATCTTAGATAAGCCACCTGCGATATGGCTGTGATCAAATTCAATTTCTTCTACTGCTCCACGATTTAACTGTGACGCTGTGATCATCAATATGTTTAATTCTTTAGCCAAGTTACGTAATTCTTCTGACACATATTTGTCTTTAACAAACAAGTCATTTGGGCTTACTTTAGCACTGACTGGCATGACCAAGTCCAAATAGTCTACCATGATAAAATCTAACTTCTTACCTGTTTGAATCTGTAGTTCTTTTAAATAACTACGGATCTGATTTACATTTGATTGTGCTGGCATGTATTTGATACGCAAGCTACCTGATTTCTTACCAGTCATCTTGACTTTCATTTCTACCGTATCAATTTCTTTGAATACTTCTTTGGTGCTACAGTTGGCTACCATACTGTCCATACGCATAGCACATAAACCTTCACTTAATTCTAAACTTAGATACACACCGTTAAGCCCTTGGGTAACCCAATTAATACTGATATTCTGCATGAACAGAGATTTACCACTACCTGATCCACCTGCAAAGATGTTAAGCTCACCTCTGTTCATACCGCCAAATAGTCGTTTATCAAGAGTGGGCCAACCAGTTGATACTTGTCCATTGTTGGATTTAATCGCCAATAATCTAGCACGAGGATCTTCAAAGTATTCTGTGCCTAGATCTTTGGTTAAACTTATTTGAACTGCGTCTTTGATCAGTTTTTCTACTGGATCATATTCGCCCTTTTCCAACATGTCTGCGGCTTTAAGGATAGCACGTTCTAATTCATTGCGTTTGGTAAAGCCTTCAAACTCTGCCATAAACCAACTGTAATGATCTTCTGTTAGGTCTGGGACGTGTTTTAATTCTACACCTGTGACTGCTTTAACCTGTTCAGCAGTAGGCATGGCCTTGTGATCATCTGTGTGAGTTTTGATGAACTTAGCAACATCACGCAAACTACGATCAAAGTTTTCTGCGTTATAGATATTCTGTACACGCACATAACTCTGTGCATCTTGTAGCATCATTTCTAAAAATAATTTCTGTAGTTCCGGAGAGTATTCTTTTGTCATAATTCAAATATTTTTATTAATTGAGAATCTTTATAAAATTTATTAGCAACTGTATTATGTAAATTTTTATATATGATAATGTCATTATCTATTTTAAGTTGAAAAAATTTACTAATGTTCTCATTGGTTCTTCTAAATAAATTTAATATTTTATTTTTTGTAAATAAATTATTAGTTAGTAACATTTGATTAACTCCAGTCATAACATGATATAATTTATTTTCTATAATATATTTGTCTGTAATCTCTTTAATATTAAATTTATTATTTAAATAATCATCTATTAAAATAATTCCACCATTAGATAAATTTTTTATAGAATTATTTAAATCATTAGTATATTCTTTATCTTCATGTTCGCCATCTATATGTATAAAATCGTAAGGTGCATCATTGTATTTAAAGTCAATGCTATTAACTTGTATAAATTTTACCTGTTTGTTAGGAGTTTTATTTTTTATTAAAATATCAAATTTATTATTTGATAAATCAGTATCAATTCCTGTTAATATAGAATTATCTCCAGCTGATTCGTATAACAACGAAAATGTTGCAGATTCAAAAATTCCAATTTCAAGTAAATTTTTTGGTTTTAACTCTTGCAACAAATAGAAAATAAAAAAACTATCTGCAAAACTTTTCATTTCTATGTCTCTTAACTTGTTGTAATTTTTAATAAATGCCGATTCAGAAAATTTTTGCATAATATATTTAATTATACAGTTTCTTTTTCATAAGTTCAATCTTGAGTTTGCTTGTCTGTTTGCTGTCTAAGATAGTTTTCAGCACAAACAGTCGACCATATTTACATACTGCTTCGTTAATGTCTTTACAAGTTTCTAACCATACGGGAAAACTAACTGACCACCCATATTCAATGGCATTGGCGATCATCTTAGCACCAGCACGATCCTTGTCAGCTACCACTATTACTTCTCTGCCTAACGACTCTATAATATCTGCTTGTGTTTCATTACATTCATTATTTAATACCGCTACACCATCTACGCTCATAGCATCAAATGGACCTTCACAGACTATGACAAATTTGCTGTCTGGCAGTTGATTATTCATATTAAACACAAAGTTAGGTTCATAGTGACTGTAGTATTTTGGTTTGACACTGTCAATGACAGCACGAGCGGTATAACCAATGGTCCGACCTTGCCAGATGAACGGGATGATCACACGCTGATGTAGGCTATGTTCTGTCGAGTCTGTCCAAAGAAAGTCATAACGGTCATAATTCATTTTACGACTGTTGGTATAGTCAATCGCTGAATTTAATAGTGATGGAACGTTTTCAAAGTTGTTTAATTCGTAGAATGTAAAAAACTGTTGGAAGCTGACAGCACCTTCTGGTAAGTCACGAGCTTTGAATTCAATCCGTTCTTCTTCAGCTTCAGCTTTGACAGCTTCTGGTGCGACCAATTCACGGACACGTATGGCTTCAATAACCAATCGTTTGATATCTGTGTCATCTGCACCTAACCATTTTAGCAGTTTACGGAATTTGAATGTCAAGTGACGGCCAGGTTGATAGCTGGCTTTGAACGAACAATTGAAACAATGAAAGGACACGCTACCATCAGCATTGGCAGTCAAACCACCTCTGCCACGGGTATCTGCACTTTCACCATTATGATGGCAACAGGGTGCATTAAAGCTGGTCCAACCACTGGGTGTAGTCTTCTTCTTCGCGGGTAAGATTGATTTTATGAAGTCACTTATGATATTCAGCATATACTATATTATACACTGAACTTTTGGTTAGATCAACCTATAATCCAAATCTACTACGCACTGCTTGATAGTTTTGATTGATTTGTGTGTTGCCAAAGGCAGTATTGTAAATGCGGACAACACCTAAACCACCACCCCAATATTCAGCGTTGTCCCAACGACGCATCAATACTATACCACCTTGTGAACTGGTAGATGAACCCACATAGCCAAAGGTGCTGACCTGCGTGTTATTTACGAACAGTTTAATAGTTGTACCATCATAGGTGCCTATGATATGATTCCACGTATTGGTACTTAATGTATAAGGTGAGGTAGCATGCCAGCTACCATCCCAGAATCCATTTTGTAAGCCGCCAGTGGTATCACTGCCCAAGCTGAAGTTGATCTTACTGGTAACACCAGGATATTGTTCTGTAACGATACAAGGTAATGATCCCGTGTTGGTATTGGTAAAATAGTGCCAGGCTTCTACAGTCCAACGTGACAGATTACCAAAGCCTTGATTGGCACTGTAGGCATATTGACTGCTGCCAGGCACAAAGTTTAGGTATCCACCATTGTTGCTGCTGAATGTAGGACTACCGCTTAGGGTAAATGATAAGCCGTTAGCAGTATCACGCCAAGTGGTGTTGCCAGAGAA